CCTTTCGATGTGTTCACGGGAAAACGAGTCTACCGGAACATGCTGATGATCAGTCTGGCGCTGACGACTGATGCGAAAAGCGATCATGCGCTGATGGTCTCGGTGACCTGCAAGCAGATCCTCATCACGCACACTGAATCCATGACACTGCCTCCTAGGCACAATCAGGCCGATCCGGCGGCGACGTCCGAAATAGTCAATTCCGGTACTCGCCAGATTGCCACGGCTTTTCCCGCTCCCGGCGGTTCATGGACCCCTCCAGGAAAAACAGATGGCTAGCTTTTTTGAAATCCCGCTGTCCGCTCACCCCCAGAAGTTCACGATCACCCTGTCTGGAACCGAGTATGAAATGTTGCTGCTCTGGCGCAACGCCACAGGTGTCGGTTGGACACTCGATATTGCTGACAATCAGGGCAGTCCACTCATTCAGGGCATTCCACTGGTGACCGGCTGCAACTTGCTGGAGCAGTACGGCTACCTTGGTTTTGAAGGAGCGCTTTGGGTGCAGACGACTGTTGACCCCGATGCCGTCCCGACGTTCGACAACCTCGGCACCGGCTCGCATCTTTACTGGTACACGGGCTGAGGACTTGCTTATGAGCGTTCCACAATATCTGCGACGAATCAGCCTGAAGATCGGCAACGACGACGAAGCGATTGATCTGTCGAACCTGCGCATCCGGTTCAAGATAAAGCGCGGAGACAGACAGACGCCGAACTCTGCCGATATCCGCGTTTACAACATCGATAAGCAGACCGCGAACAAGGTGACGCTGAAGGAGTTCACCCGCGTCGTTCTCCAGGCGGGGTATGCCGACAACTTCGGGGTTATTTTTGATGGCACGGTGACCCAGGCGATAAACGGACGGGAAGGGCAGGTCAATACTTTTTTGCAGATCAACGCTGCGGACGGCGACAGTGCCTACAACTACGCCATCCTGAATCGCTCGCTCGCTGCAGGCTCCACACCTGACGATCATCATCAGGCAGCGGTCGAGTCAATGGCGGAGCACGGCGTTGTTGCCGGTTACAAACCTGACTTGCCCTCCAACACACTGCCGCGTGGCAAGGTCTTGTTTGGCATGGCGCGAAATATCCTCGACACGATGGTCCGCACTGCTGCCGCCAAATGGAGTATTCAGGACGGCAAGCTGAACGTCATTCCTCTGAATGACTTCATCCCTTGCGATCCGTTGTCAGTCTCTTTCGCCACCGGCCTGATCGACACGCCTGGGCGCACCGGCGACAGCATCAAGCTGAAAATGCTACTCAATCCAAGCGCGAAAATCGGTCAGTTACTGAGCGTTGAAGAGACGGTTGATATGGACGGCGGCGGACTTTATTACCTGATGGTCGCGGACCATGATGGCGATACCCGAGACGTTAGCTGGTACACCACTGCGCTTTGCCTGGCTGTCGACGCGACACAGGTGTCCGGAGACATTTCAAAGCGGCTGCGGGTCAAGTCCGTGCAAGGGCCAATAAAAACTCACTGATCCCGCCCGGATGCGTCATTGGTTGTGGCGTGCCCGCTTTCCCTTTACTCGCCTCTTGGCCAATGGCAACTCTTATCTTCCAGACGTGAGTTCAGGAAGACGCCTGCGCGTTTGACGGAGTCAAGCTCTTTTAAAAAGGATCATTCCATGAAACAAATCGAACGGTACGACGATGATCTGCAAACGATTACGACGGCGTTCGCCGGGCTCCAGTCGGGGCTCTGGACGGCAATACCCGGGGTTATAGAAAGCTTTGACAACGCGTCGATCACTTGCACCGTGCAGCCCGCCGTCAAGGCCAATGTCACTCATGCCAATGGCTCGTCGTCGTCGGTGGCGCTTCCCCTTTTGCTCGACTGCCCCGTCCAGTTTCCGGCGGGCGGTGGTTGCTCCCTGACTTTCCCTGTCTCGCAAGGTGACGAGTGCCTGGTGGTTTTTGCGTCACGCTGTATCGATGGTTGGTGGCAATCGGGCGGTGTGCAGGATCAGGCCGAATTGCGCATGCATGATCTATCTGATGGCTTCGTGTTGCTGGGCTTCCGCTCGCAGCCTCGTGTCATTGATGGCATCAGCCTGACCGCTGTGCAGATGCGCAGTGACGATGGTCTCGCTTTCGTTGCAATCGATCCACTAAGCCATGAGATCAGCGTCAGCACGCCTGGTGCGCTACGGGCGAGTGCCAGCGGCAATGCCACGTTGACGACGCCTCTGCTTACGCTCAATGGCAGTTTGCAGGTCAACGGCACCGTTGAAGCGACTGGCGATATCAAGTCTGGATCGATCAGCCTGCAGCTTCACAAGACGAGTGGCGTTACTGCTGGCAGCGCGAGCAGCGGAGTGCCTGTGCCATGAGGTATCGAATGCTCGATGCAAGCGGTGATTACGCCTTCGGGCAGGGGCCGCAGAACTTTCTGATCGATTCGCCTCTGGCGGTCGCTCAGGCAGTGCGCACTCGGCTCAGGCTTTTCACCGGTGAATGGTTTCTCGATACCAGCGAAGGCACGGCTTGGGCGGATCAGGTGCTTGGCGAGAACACCAAGACGGGTTACGACGCCGTGATTCGCAATCGAATTCTGGGGACGCAGGGTCTGACCCAGGTGGATAGCTACGAGAGCAGTTGCGATCCAGTCTCCAGAAAGTTAGCCGTGCGAGTGGAAGTCACCACCGATTACGGTCCTTCTATATCCCTCAACGAGACTCTCTAAATGGCCTCTCAAACAGCGCCGACGCTGTCGGCGACGGGCATTTCTGCGCCTTCGTATTCACAGATCTTCAGTTTCCTCAAAACCGCTTACAAGTCGATCTACGGATCGGATGTCTACCTTGAAAGCGACTCTCAGGACGGTCAGTTCCTGGCCGTAATTGCCTTGGCGATCAGTGACGCGAACGCCGCTACCGTCTCTGCGTATCTCTCGTTTTCGCCGTCAACGGGCCAAGGCGCTGCGTTATCGAACAACGTCAAGTTGAATGGCATCGAGCGCGCCTCGGCGAGCCGTTCCCAAGTCGACCTGTTAATCGTTGGTCAGGCAGGCACGGAGATAGCCAATGGGGTGGCCGAGGACAATGCTGGCAATAAATGGCGTTTGCCGGTCTTTGTGGTCATTCCACCCTCTGGGCAAATCATCGTAACCGCCACTTGCTCAGTCGTTGGCGCGATCAACGCGGCACCTGGGCAGGTTTCGAGGATATCTACGATGATTCGTGGCTGGCAGTCTGTGATCAATCCGTCTGCGGCTGCACCAGGCGCTCCGGTGGAAACGGACGCCGCGCTGCGTCAGCGGCAGAGGACTTCGACCGCATTACCGTCACGAACAGTGCTTGAAGGAGTGGTAGGCGCGGTGGCCAACGTTGCAGGTGTTACCCGCTATGCCGCTTATGACAATGACACTCGGGTGACGGACAGTAATGGCATTCCCGGTAACAGCGTTGCCGTGATCGTTGAAGGCGGTGATTCCTTAGCGATAGCGCAAGCCATTGCTGCAAAAAAAGGCCCCGGCGGCGGTACCTTCGGGACCACCTCCGTCACCGTGCCAAACGTCTACGGAATGCCCATCACCCTCCACTACTTTCGCCCCACGTACCGCTCGATTACTGCCGCTATAACCATCAAGGCACTTGCCGGGTATACGTCGAGCACCGGGCGATCCGTGCAGCAGGCGGTATCCGATTATGTGAATCACGTTGCAATTGGTGGCGGCCCGAGCGGGACAGTGGAATGGGCTGACGCGCTTACGGCAGCTAACAGTGTGCCAGGGAGCGAGACGTTCAAGATCACCTCATTGGCGCTTACAGGCCCCGGTGGGGCTGGGAGTCCGGATGTTCCACTGGCATTCAACCAGGCTGCATCGTCCACTCCCGACAGCGTTGTGTTGACGGTGGCGTGATATGAAAGATATCAGCGAATACACCGGGAAAATAACCAGCGGGCACGCTGACAAACCGAAATACATGGCGATGGTCGAGTCCGTTGCCCGCTGTTTCGTCGATGCCGGGAACACGTCGTTGGCATTGCCGGGCGCGTTTGATCTGGACATGGCGGTCGGCGCGCAGCTTGATATCGACGGTTTATGGGTCGGAATTTCCAGGAATGTGGATACGCCTCTCGTGGGCGTCTATTTCGCGCTGGACACCGACAGCCTTGGCTTCGATCAAGGCGCATGGAAAGGGCCTTTCGACCCCGACACAGGGGTCACGATACTCGACGACGAAAGCTACCGGACATTGATCCGCGCAAAAATTGGCGCAAATCTCTGGGACGGTACGCTCCAGCAATCCAAAGCCGTTCTTGATCTGGTGTTCGGCGATGACACATTTGTGTTTATCCAGGACAACCAGAACATGACCCTCACTGTGGGCATTGTGGGTAAACAGCCAACCGCCCTGCAACTTGCGTTATTGACGGGTGGGCATATCAGGGTCAAGCCGCAAAGTGTTGGCATTGATTATTACGTCCTATCAACAGCAGACGGGCCGCTTTTCGGGTTTGACGTCACCAACGAATACATCGCCGGTTTTGATACAGGGAACTGGGGAAAACTCTACTCATGAAGCGAGGTTTATATGCCAACGAATGATTTCTTGCCATTCGGCTCTGCCGAGGGTGCGAATGTAATGAGTCAGGCCGATTACGCGGCATTGACTGCACGTCTCAATGGTTTTGCTGCGGGAACTGCCAAATCGGAACAGCTTAATAAAGCGTGGCGTCAGTCTTCGATTATGGGGGCGGTACTTGCGCAATTTATCTCTGATCAGTCAGGACAGGACGCGGTCGATGACGGCACTACCGCAACGCTTGAAGTCAATCTGTTGCGTGCGATCAGGGCGGCGATTCGCCAGACGACAATTCTTGCGGACATTGGCGTTACGAACGCGTACGCGGCGGAAAACTCTCCACCTCTGGCTGTGTTGCCCGCTACGGGATACATCCAGCGTATTAGCATCACACACCCGAATACTGGTGCCTCAACCTATGCGCCAGATGGACTGGCTGCAAAGCCTGTCTACGGGCTTGGCCTGCAACCATTGCAGGGTGGTGAGCTCCCCGTTGGCATTGTCGTTTTGATGTATTCGACGCAGGCGAATGTAAATGGTGGTAACGGTGCCTGGATACTCATCGATTCGCTGGGCGGCGCAGCGCAAGTGGCGCCTGCGACCCGAAGTCAGCACGCGATGCAGTTGGGCCAGGCAGTGGGGCGACTGTTGAATATTCAGGTGATCACTGCGAGCGGGACGTATACCAAAACATCAGGCACGAACAAGATAAAAGTGCGTGGGTGCGGAGGCGGCGGTGCAGGAGGCGGCACGCAGGCTACTGGTGCCGGCCAGGCGGCCGCAGGCGGGGGAGGCAGTGCCGGTGCTATTGG